GACTTCACAGGTAAACTCATTGCCAAACAACTCACTGCCACTCGCTGATAGATTAGAGAGAGCATTCTTCATTCAATTTATTAGGTTGATTGATGATGTGCAAGGTAAGCAGAGATTGAAATCTGTACGCCCTCAGAAACATCAACTGCACTACACTAAATGACACTGGGGGCAGTTAATTTGCCCCTTTCGTTTATATCGGGGGCGGCCGGGCGATGGGACTCCTAACCCTTCCCTAACCTACAAAAGTATCCAGACGACCGATAAATATTGCGAAGGGATCCTAAAAATAAAAAAAATCCCGCCAAAAAAATTTCCCAGAATATGACAGGCATCCTACAGGTCAATCCAACGTGTGGCATATATCCATTACCAGATACTGCGACGAGAATAGGAGGACTTGGAGCAACTAGTTTGATTAATTCGATACCTGCAGGAATCTACGAATTCAAACCAGTACCTCCAGTGGCACCCGAGTTCATTCGGAAATTACTTGGAAAGATGGGTAGTCTTCCCGAGAAACCGCCCATATATGTAAGTCCATACGATAATTTTTTATTACCTGTAACTGCGATACCGATTCCAGTCGTCCCGAATTGTTATATCAGTGGAATGACAATCACTGGTCCGATTGCATGTATGTTAGAGGATCCGTTACCTGTATTAAGTTTTCCAAAAGCACTTAGATCTCTAGGTGCTACAATGCGTATTGGAATATCTCCATGGTGGGCACCGGGATTGTTCTTTGAACCATTTGTAAGAGTCACATATCCCCAACCATATATTCCACCAGCACCAGTGAGTGCAACACCAGCTGGAACAGGACCAGGATATCTATCGTATACTGTAAACATTCAAGGATATCACACAGATCGAAACTGGACAGATCGTGAATGGATTACAAAAGAGAAAGATGTAATTGCGAAGTACAATATTAATGGAAGATGGATTAAACCATGGAAACCAGGAAAAGAAAAGTTTCCAATTAGTGCATTATCAATTCGTAAGTTAGTACCATCTGCAATTACACCATATACATTCTTTTCAACAAATATTTTAACAGCAGCAGCATGTGAAGAGGTGATGGTGCCATATTTGAGATGTGCTGAGCATATCATGTCATATAAACCATCTGAGATCAAGGCAATGAGATTTTACTATCTTGTCATGATTGATAGTGTGATCTATCCTCCTTATACTCCTCCTCAACCTCCACCGCCGTCAATTATCATTAAGACGCCTTACATTGCACATATGACAGTAGATGCACAGAATGATTGGATGGGTGCATTTAAAATGATTGTTGCACAGAGACTATGCAATGGTCCATGTGAACGGGGACAATACGATGATATGAATAAAGTACCGGACAAGGAAGGTACTGATGAATTGGAGACGATGTGTTTCAGAGATGAAGCAGATTTGGAAGAGTATATTTTAGAACTACAGAATAATTTCCAAGAACATCTAAATAAACAGAGCGGTAGTCCACCATGAGTCTATTCCCTGCGTTATATGCCCCTGAGGACGTTACATCGGGTCATGGTTGTTGGCCACCTGTTGGATATGCACCACCTCCTGTAGGGGCATCTCCTAACGTATTAATCAATGGTCTGCCAGTTCATCGAGTAGGAGATGTAACTCTTCCTCACCTATGTACTGGTCCAGATTTGCATCCGGATGTAATTTCTACCGGATATCCCAAAGTACTGGTAAATGGTACACCAATTGCAATCAATGGAATGTCTGTACTGGCACCTTCTGGCGTCGTGAATGGTCTTGCGTCAGTCAATGTGATATGTAAACCCGGACCAATGAATACTCCAAATCTGGCAGGTCTGGCGAAGATAGCGGCAGCAATTGCAGCAAGAGCATTGATTGGACCGCCGTTTGGAATTCCTGGTTCAAATGGTGGAATTCCTGGTGGTGGAGATTCTGATCAAACTAACGTTTTTCCGAACCCCGTTGCCGAATGGACAGACGAAAATCTACAAGATATTTTACGTTGTCTTGGTGGTGATGAGTCTTGACATAAGCAAATTCCGAATATATAATGGTATTGGTTCAATTGATCAATTATGGAAGAACATCGTATCAAATACAAAACAGCAGACGGAACGCTGAAAGAGCAACGCTTTGATGACTTTAATGAATTTGCTGATGCAATTCAAGATGCCGCAATGAATTTTTATGAAACGGGTATGATGCCCTCAATGGATGTAGAGACAAAATATGGAGAAATCACCCGTAGAGAAACAGTTACTGGCAATAATTCAGCGGTTGAATTCCTTGGAGAGGAAGGTAGCAAAGATTGAAGATAAACTTTCTCAATTCAAGATCATGTACAAACGTCCAGGATCTGAATCTTATGAGACTTTATCTGAAACACTTGACTTCCTTCACCAACGATGCTACAATAAAAATGAATCAGAGGTAGATTAATCTATGGCAAAGAGACCTTCGTTAACTGGTGGCGTTCATATTGAAGGCAAACCAAAGTGTACTCGTCAAGGTAGCAGTAAAAACACTAAGTATGCTGCTTCGTCACGAAATACTGCGAAAAAGAAATATCGAGGACAGGGCAGATAAATAGTCCTGGAGATAGAAACCTCCGTAAAAGTTCTACTTAGTAGTTCTTTTATGGAGGATTTTTTATGGCCTTATCTCCTGTAGATAAAAGTCAAGACTTTATTGAATCAGGAATGAAGTTGATTACAGATCCAGCATCTGATAGACTTCTGGAAAAAGTAAAAAAAGCAAAATATTCGATCCCAGAAAATCGCTATTCCAGACCATGTGGAGGTGCTGGTGGGTTCGATGATTTTGTAGAAAGATGGCATGAGTGATAATAAATAGGTAAGAAGTTATAATCTATTCTTGTGCCTACATTTCAGACATTCAAAGATCTGAGCATTGCTTTCAAGCCACATCCCGTAACTGGTGATGTGGCAACAAAGAAAGATGTAGCGGCAATTCGCCAGGCCGTGGCAAATTTATTGTACACGAAAAAAACAGAAAGACCATTTGCTTCCAGCATTGGAACAAATCTACATAAATTGTTGTTTGAACCACTATCTGTAACTACCGCAGGTTTGATTGCTGCTGAGATTAGAGATGTTTTACTTGCATACGAACCAAGAATATTGATTGAAGAACTCACAGTAGATGCTAATCTTAGAGATGACGGATTTGAAGTATTTCTAGCATTTAGAATTGTTGGTAGAACAGATCAACTTCTTCAATTAGATCTATTCCTGGAGAGACCATAAAGTGCCATACTCGCAAATTGCTAATTTAGACTATCTTGAGATTAAGGAGAATCTGAAGACGTATCTCAGATCTCAATCAGATTTTAGCGACTATGACTTTGAAGGGTCTGCACTGAGTCATATTCTAGATGTATTATCATATAATACTTATTATACAGCATTCAATACAAATTTAATTGCGAATGAATTCTTTTTGGATTCTGCAACTCTTCGTGATAATGTAGTTAGAATTGCTAAGCAACTTGGATACAGACCAAGATCAAGAGTTGCGCCAAAAGCAATTATTGATTTTACAGCAACTGTTACTTCACAAAACAAACCATCATCCTATACCCTAAAGAAGGGATCTGGTTTTGTTACCAATTTTGATAACACTCTTTATAGTTACGTTGTAATCGATGACGTAACGTATCCAGTTTCAAATGGTGTTGCAAATTTCCAGAATGTTGAAATCTATGAAGGAAGTTTAGTTACCGAATTTTACACTTATGATGAAACACAACCAAATCGTTTTATTTTATCCAACCCTCTTCTAGATGCATCTTCGATTCGTGTTGCTGTATTTGCGAATCAAGGTAGCACATCAAGAACAATTTTCCAACCAGCAACAAATATTCTTGAGATTACAGGAACATCTGCAGTATATTTTGTTGAAGAGATTGATGACCAGAGATATGAAATTTCATTTGGTGATGGAACATTTGGTCTGAGATTAGAAACTGGAAACTATATTGAAGTGTCCTATCTTGTTACTGCAGGACCGGATACAAATGGTGTTTCGACATTCAGATTTAATGGAATTCTAAAAGATAATGCTGGACAGAATTACCCCACTACAATTAATATCACTAATGTTGTAGAATCTTATGGTGGAGCAAATATTGAGGGAATTAATGAAATTAAATTCACTGCCCCAAGATATTTTGCAACTCAAAATCGTGCTGTAACAGCAGAAGATTTCAAACCCATTGTTGCAAAAATTTACCCAAATGTATCTGACATCATTTCTTATGGTGGCGAAGACGAAGTTCCACCAGAATATGGTGTAGTAAAACTTGTCATCAAACCAAAGGTTGGTGCAAAAATTTCAAACAATGTAAAGAGATTAATTGAAAGGGAACTAAAAGAGTACATGGTTGCATCTGTACGTCCTGTTATTATTGACCCATCTATTCTTTACATTGAGATTAAGTCAACAATCTTCTACAATCGAGTGAGAACTACTCTCACCTCAAATGATATCATTTCAGGCGTAATTGCTGCTGTAGAGGATTACATCAATCTCTCAGGAACAGAAAAGTTTGGTGGTAAGTTTAGATACAGCAAATTGAATAGTGTGATTGATAGTTCAGACGATTCAATTCAATCGAATGAAACATCGCTTACAATGAGAAAAGATTTTTATCCACAACTCAACTCTAAGTCTTATTATGAAATTTGTTATCAAAATCCATTCGATAAAGAATGTGAAGGACCGACCGTATACTCGACTGGATTTATCGTCAGTGAATATCCAAGATTTACTGTCTACCTCAAGGATTTGGATGGAAAAATGGTCCTATATAGGATAGGTGAAGATCAAAATGAGATCATTTTAAATAATAATATTGGTGAGGTTGATTACGAAAAGGGAGAAGTTAAAATCTTCGACATGACGATCATCAAAGGATCGTTCAATGATAACAAAATTGAGCTTAGGGTGGTCCCTGTCAAGAGAGACATATTTGCTTTCCGTGAGCAATACTTAGACGTTGATATCGAAAACAGCACTTTTATTGCACAATCCGAGTAGAATAAATGGCGATCAAGTTATCTAATTTAGTAAAGAAGCAGCTACCTGAGTTTATTTCTACTCATTATGATAGTTTTACTGCATTTGTAGAAAAGTACTACGAATCTTTAGAGATTCATGGACAACCATTGGACATTTTGTTCAATCTGTCCGATTACTATGACATTAATTACTATAGTAAAAATTTATTAGAAAGAGGTTCAAAACTCTCTCAACCTTTAGGTAGCAATGATGATACAATCCATGTTGAAGATGCTGCTGGATTTCCAAGTGAGTATGGATATGTAAAGATTGGAAATGAGATTTGTTTCTATACAGCAAAGGATGGAAACAATCTTACTGGAGTATTCCGAGGAGTTAGTGGAACAACTAAACTTGGAGATCTGTATAATGTATCAAAGTATCAGTCTTCATCTAAAGAAAATCACGAAGCAGGTGCTTTTGTACAAAACATAAGCAATCTGTTCTTATTTGCAATTGTAAAAAGTTTTGAAAATCAATATCTTGCAACAATTCCCAAGAGTTATCTTGGCGATACTATTGATAAGAGAACTTTAATTAAAAATATTACAGATTTCTATAAAGCAAAGGGATCTGAAAAATCAATCAAGTTCATCTTCAATTCTCTTGTAGAGACTAGCAGAGGAACAGAAACTAGCATCAGAAAACCATCTGAGGAGGTCATGAAGGCTTCCACATCAGATTGGATCTCTGATTACGTCATGACTATTAACGTGCTCTCTGGAGACCCACAGAACCTAGTGGGAGAGAGAATTGAGCAGTTTGAACCATATGCATCTGCTGTGGTTGAGAAAGTAGAGGTTCTTGGAGATCCAACAAAGGCAAAGTTATTCTTAGACAAAGATTCAATTAATAATATCTTTAGCGTCTTTGGATATACGAGATTAGAATTACCAATCTCTTCTACTGATGTAAAGGACTTTGTTATTGATGTAGTTTCAACAAAAGGTTGGAAATCTAATAATTCTAAATTATACATCAATAACGAAGAGTTTTTCTTCCAAGATAAGAATATCAATCAATTTTTTATACAAAAAAGATCTGGTTCGTCAAACATTGCTGCTGGTGCTTTTGTATACAGCAGACCACCACTCAACATTAAAGGAGTGAGATTCTATGTTTCTGGTAGTGTATACAATTTAACACCAAAATCTAAGAATCCATATTCTGTAGTTGGAGATCCAATTCTTGAAACAAACTCAGCAATTTCAAGTAGAAATACTATTGTATATGATTTAGAAAATGCTGAGTATAGATGGATTGCAAATCAAAACAAAGAAAGACCATCAGTATTCAATAATACTGCATTAAATGAAAGATTAAGTTCAGTTAATGCTAATGTTTCTTCAATATTTGAAGATGAAACCTACTTTTATATCTGTTCTTCCGGTTATCCAGAATTTACCATACTTGGTCCAGGTCCAGATCAAAAGTTAGAAAACAATAAGTATCTGAAACTGATTAGGAAGAATCCTCAGGTTAATACAGAAATTTATGATGTTCCACGAAATGATGCTGCTATTTTACTTGACGGCACATTAGTATACAGCAAAATTAGTGAAACATTTGTAAAGTATGGTCCTATTGAAGAAATTCGTGTTGTAAACAAAGGTTCTGGATATAAAAAACCTCCAGTTGTACTTATCAACAATTCTCCAACAAAAGCAAAAGCAGTTCTCTCTGGAGACGTTGTAGAAAGAATTGAGGTTCTAACTGATCAAATTTATAAGAAAACACCATCAATTGTTATTACTTCTGGTAGAAATGCTGTTCTGACGGCACTAGTTACTAGTGGAAGAGTTACAGATCTAGTTATTACAGATCCAGGAGAATTTTATGTTGCTCCCCCAGAGATTGTAATTATTGATGCTCTTGGTAAAGGTAGACTTGCTAGATACACAGCAAGGGTTTCTTCATCCGGCAGAATTATTGGAGTTGATAAAATTGATGAGGGAAGAAATTATTCTGCTGCTAATGTTATTGTCCAGGTAATTCCTAGAGGTCAAAATGCAGAGGCTGAAGTAAATATCAAAAAATGGTATAAAAACAGATTCAACGAAATTGAAAGAGATGACAACAATGGTGGAATTGTAGAGAAGAAATTCCCAATTCTTACTGGTGGTAAGTCTTATGCTGTTGTTGGTAATCCAAAGAAATTGAGATTACTCAAAAATGACAACATTACTAATCAACTAGAAGAAAATCCAACTGGACACTCTAAGATACTTGGTTTTGCATATGATGGAAACCCAATCTATGGTCCATATGGATTTTCGGATCCTCTTACATTTGGATCTCCAATTGCTAGAATGCGTAGTGGATATGTCCAAAATCCAGCAAGAATCGATGGACCACCAGAAGAAGTATATCCTTTAGGAACGTTTGATGAGGATTACACTTGGGTTCCAAATGTAGAGTCTGGTAAATTATATCTTGACAAGAACAACGGAAGATTCTGTGTAACACCAGAATATCCAAATGGAATTTATGCTTATTTTGTCACAATTGACGGAACTGGAGAAGCAGAGTTCCCATATATTATGGGTAAGAGTTATTATGCAATCCCTGTAGATTCCAACTACAATTCTAATATTACTCAAAATGAGATTCCAAGATCTGTAAAAATTATTGATTTTTCTGACTACATTCCAAATGGTGTCGGATTCAGTGCAAATATTGCATCAATTGAAAGTGGTTCAATTGATTCTTTCTTTGTTGATCAAACTACAAGAAAGCACAACCCAGGAAACAAAATTTATTTCAATGAGTCCGGTACTGATGGTTCTGGAGTCCAAGCAGAAGTTGGTGGTGTAATTGGGGAAGATGTAGAATATTTACTTGCCAAGAAAACCACTGCTGTATTGACTGCAGAGGAAAGTGTTTATTTGTTCCAGGATTACAAATTTAAGCAAAGAAATACTGGAATCTATGGAGTAATTGTTTCCGATGTAACATTTGATGATACTATTGTCCTAGAAGGGTTGACTGGAGAATTTAGTGAAGACGACACATATGATCTAGTTGATGCTATTACAGAGCAACCAGTTAAGATTTTATCTTTCTTATTGAACAAGAGCGGTTCATTTACTGCCGGATCAATTGTAAAACTGACTGATGGGAAAACAAAACCAGATTCAGTTAAAGCAACTGGTATCATCCTAGAATCAACAGCAAATCAGAATTCATTAAGAGTTCTTGTTTCATCTGGTAATTTCGATTTGGGTATTGATAGTAAAGTACTTAGTCTTCAGAGTTCTACATTATCTGATGATGTTGGAATTGGAATTGTAACTTCTCGTAGTCTAAGTGAAGATATTTCTGTTTCTACTATTGATTATAACTATGCTATTGCAAAAACAGAGAATCCACATGGTCTAGTGGTTGGTGATGTTGTTGATGTTTTTGTAAATCCCGATGACACAATTACAGAGAAGAAGTACTATGTAAGGAAGAAACTTTTCCAAGAATTAAAATTACGTGATAGAAAATTAAATGGAAGACTACAAGACACTGGTGTTGGTGCATTCACTATTCTATCTGGTGGATTCTATAGTGCCGAAGGTTCTTTCTCTGCAACTCTTGGAAATGCAGATGTAAATGCAATTATCACAAAATATCTAAATTTTTCTAGCCCAACACTCAATATTGTTGCACCTGGCACTGGATACTCAGTTGGTAACAGACTTCAGGTACTTGGTGGTTCAGGAACTGGACTTGTTGTTGATATTAATGAAGTTGGACCAAATGGAGAGATTCTTGATATAAGTGTTAATACTCCAGGAAAAAATTATTTACAAGATCAAAATGTATCTCCAGATCAATCTCCTGGCAATGGTGCTATTATTCGTCTAGAATATGAGGAGTATTTTTCTTTATCGGACATTGAATTTATTGATAGAGGTTCAAATTTTGAAGAGGATAATATCTTACAACTTGAAAATCTAGTTGGAGTAACACAATCGCGTCCTGCAGTAATTAGAGTAGATCATGCTGGATTATCGGATACTAATGATTCGATGAAACTCAGTACAATTGAAAATGTTGCGATTGATGATTATCTTAAAATTGATAAAGAAATTGTAAGAGTAACTGGTGTGGATGCCCCAAATAAGAAAGTTCTTATTGAAAGAGGTCAAAAGGGAACCACTGCTGCCAGACATTTTAATAGAGCAGTAGTTGAATTTGACAATTTTGTATATACATTTACTGAAGGGGAATACATCCCAGAAATCGGCACTGGTGCTTCAAGTCCAAAGGTTTATCATTATAATCCAGATACAAACCTTCTTACTCTTACATATGAGTATGGAATTAACGTATCTAATACTCCAAACATATCAATTTCTACATTCATTAGGGATGAAAGTGGACCAACAAGAAAAGAAGTTAAGATTTCGTCAGTTGGTCCTAAAGTCTTCAAACTTGAGTTCTCTGAGGATGATGAAAGCAATTTCGTAGTAAATCCTGACATTACTGCTCAAATTTACTACAAATATAAATTTGATACTAGTCACCCAAGTATGGTAAATACCTACTTGGATTTCTCACCAAGTTTAAATTATAATTTATTGACTCTTGAAAAAGTTGTTGGTGGTGTAGAACCAGGAACTGGAAGTTCGGATTCGTTTGTTGATGTAAAGTTTGGTTTTGGTCCTAGAGTTTCAGGAAATAATTATACAAATCCAGCAGATATTAGATTCTCAAATTATTATTATTTCATTACTGCTGGTGGTGTGGAGACAGAAAGATCGAAACTTCAAATCATCAGAGATCCTTTGATTGGAAAGAAACCTGTTGCATTTGTAACTGATACTAAATTCTTGTATCATATTACGCAACAACCACAAGAGCAAGGTACAGGATTAATCCAATACATAACATCTTCTCCTAAAGCAACAGGTATTATTCAATCTATCAACATTACAAATAAGGGTGTTGATTATCTAAAACTTCCTTTGGTGGAAGGAATCTCTGTTCCTGAATTGGAAGCATCAGAATGGATTCCTGTCATGAATGATTCTGGCGGTGTGGAAGAGTTCAAACTCGTAAGTCAGGGACAAAATTACATTTCCGCTAAAGTTGTTTTAGAAGGAGATGGTGAACCAGGAACATACAAAGCAATTGTGGTAAATGGCAAAGTAACAAATATTATTGTATTTGATCCAGGTAGAGGATATACTAAGATTCCTGAAGTAAGACTTATTGAGACATCAAATAAAATATATCCATATTCAAAAAATATTGGTACTCCAAAATCGATTAAAATTTACGATCCAGGCAGTTTCTATAATCAAGATGAAACTACAATACCAAAATACACATCTACTTTTGTTTTACTACTTTCTAATGTAGATTACAAAAATTTCAGTACCGGAACTAGAGTAGAGCAGTACAACTCATCAAATGAAGTTATTTTTAGTGGCGTTGTTGTAGAGAGTTTAAGAGAAGGTTCAAATATCTTAAGACTTAAGGATGTTGTTGGGGAACCAGATCTTCGTCTTCCACTTTTTGGTGCAAAAATTATATCTGTATTGTTCACTGATTATGAAGTAGAAATTAGATCTTACTTTGATAAACTTGGATATTTCAATTCTGAAAAAGGATTGATTAGTGCTGCTGGAAGTAAGATCACAGATTCTTATTACTATCAAGATTATTCTTATGTGATTAGATCTTATACTCCAATTGATATCTGGAGAGATCTGATTAAGGATGTTGTACACCCAGCAGGATTCCAGTTATTTGGTGAGGTAGTTGTTGAGGCAGAGGTCAAGCAAGTCTCTATACCAGAGAAGCAAGAACTCATTCCATTCAGCGTCACACTAAATGTAGGTATTCAAGACGCATTTACTTTCTCAAGCAAGAGTCAGGTTACTGAGTTAGTAGAGACAATTGCACTTGCTGATGTTCAACGAGGCGTTGGAAGAGTTGCTTTAGATTCTGAAGATCTTTCATCTACTTCAGTAAAAGAATTGATTTTAGATCAACCATTTGATGGATATATTGATTCGGATACTGGACTTATCTTTGGTAAGAGAGAATTCACATTACTTGACAAGAGAACAAATCAACCTGTTTTTCCATACAATGAATGTGCTGTTATTATCAGTGTAAATGGAATCGTTCAAGAACCAAAAGTTGCTTATACAATCAATGGTGCCAAGATTAAATTTGCGAGAGCACCACTAGGTCCACGCATTGATGAAGGACAATCATTAGAAGGAAGCACCTTTACTGGTAAAGCATTTAACTTTACTCAATCATCAAGAAACGAGCAATTCTTTAAGAAAACAAACGATATTTTCCAAAGAAGTGGTATTTGGTTAGACTCAGCAAATCAAATTAGATTCAATAGAAACTTTATCATTGAAGAAACATTTGGTTATCTTAGTGCCAAATATCCAAATCTATCATTTGATAAAGGAAAGTGTAGAAGAGATATTGGATATATCATTGATTCATTTGAGCATGATCTAAGATTTGGTGGAAACTCCAAGACTATAACATCAGGTAAATTTTATTACAATGCAGCAAATGAATTAGATTTCATCAACAATGAACTTGCGGAAACAAGAGATGCATACAAATATGCAGCAAAACTCTGTGCGGCTGCGATCAGAAACTGGGATGTAACCTTTATTGATGATCCAAGTACTCCAGATCCTCAATTTGAAGTTACCATTTCTGCAGATAGTGATATCATTACAGTTCCATCCACATTTGGAATTGTAGAGGGAATGTATGTAAGTTCTGGTTCCCAATTCCCAGAAAACACAAGAGTTATTGAAATTTTAGATCAGTATAATGTAAGGGTAAGTTCTAACTCATTCTCTGATATTACTGATGAAGAGGTATTTGTATTCAACATACCAATTGGTCAAGTTGTATTACCACCAGTTGGAAGTACTGAAGTTGAGTTTAATTATAATGGTATTATTGTTCAAACAGATGCAGAACTTATAGTTTCTGATGGCGTGACTGTTTCTATTACGGCAAAGGTAGCAAAACTACGTCAAGTTAGATTTGCCTTAAGTAGAGTAAATACTGGAAGATTTATTGATGCAGCAAATCTGATTTTAGTAAATCGTCAGTACATGATTGATCAAACAATCGAGTACATTAATCTAACATTCCCAGGTTTCTCATATCCAAGTGAAACCAAGTGTAGGAGAGACGTTGGATATCTAATCGATGCTGTTGTTTACCATCTGAAGTATGGTGGTCAAAATAGACTAATTGACTATGCCGAGAAGTATTTTCTTGCAAACAAATTAAATTATATCAAGAATGAACTTGCAGAAACTATTATAGCATTTGAGTATGTCTTTGCTATGATGATAGATGCTGTAGAAGATCCTGGTGCTCCATATCAAACAGTTAACTATTCTGTTGCTATTGATGAGGAAAATCCTATTAACAGGTGTGCTGAAGTTAAGGCAGCAATTGACACATATAAAGAAATTTATACTTCCATTCTTGAAAATGGTCCAAATCTAATTCAAAGAGACTTTGGTAATATTCAGAAGTCTGGCGCATATACGGAATTAAAGACAGTTTCAAATTACAATTTAATTGATGATGCAGAGTTACAACTATCAACACAGATCAATGGAATTTGGTTTGCTGCTGAATGTGCAAATGTAATTTCTACATTGTACACTTTACATCAATCACTTGATGAAATTTTAAACAATGGACCAGAATCTGTAGATGTTAGTATTCCAGATTACATTAATGGAGAGAGTAAAGTATTTGATCTTTACACAGATTCTAACGAAATTTTCAAAACAGAATCAAATGAGGATCTACTAGTATTTGTAGATGGTGTATATCAGTCTGATAGATCATATAAAATTATTAGATCGGAAGATCCAAATGTTACTGATCAGATTGAATTCTCTGAACCACTCAAGTGGGATCAAGATGACGCACAAATTAGACTGCAGGAAGGATTGAATATCAATACATTCCACGCATTCTCAATTGGCAACTACAGCAGAAGAAAGATTGATTCTAGATTTGTTGGAATCCAAAAAGGACATACAATTCTTGATGCAAGGGGATTATCAACTGATGTTATTACAGATCAAAGATACTTAACAGTATTTGTTGATGGTGTATTGCAGCAGAGAGATAAAGACTATACTATTGCCGGAAACAGAATTATTTTTGATGAGGTTTTAAGAGAATCTGTTACTTCTGGTGTTAAGCAGCAGAGTAGAGTTGACATGTTCACCTATACTGGTGGATCAAACAATAATAATTTCTTTGCTTTTAATTTCCAAAGAAATGCATATGCTTCTATTGCTACTGCGGAATTCTACTATGATCTTGGAACTGATGATCTTTATGATACTATTAAGGCATGGAGTAATCCTTCAGATGATTACCCAATCATTCTATTCAACGGAGATAATCCAGTTGGAACGATTTCTAGATTAGCAAGAATTTCCGAGCCATATCCAGGTGTATTTGCAGAAATTTTCACTACAAATAATCCACAACTTGATCCTAATCTTCCACTTATTTTCAAAAAGAACCTCCCTGGAGTTCCTGATCTAGAGTTCACATTCAATATTGTCTTTGACGAAGATACAACTCTTGTTGGACCAGAAACATATGTTTATGGAACAATTCAAGTTAATGATGGAGTTACATTGACCGTAGGCGAGGGAGCAGAAGTTGTTTCTGTTAATACAGTATTTGATTACAAATTTGACGAAGATGGAGATAGAATTTTTGAAAGAATTGTTTCTCCTTGGATGATTAACTATGGATTTATTAAAAATAATGCTTGGAGAATTACTAACAAAGTAAGTGCCAGCATCTTAGAAGGTGACAAAATTAAGATTGATGGTGAGAGCAATTTCAGAACTATTCTGTCAGTTCCTGATAAAGTTAGAACAACTAACTACAATCCATTTGCATTTGCAAGCGATAATATTTTAGGAAAAATTATTACATCGCCTTCATTAGAAATTCCTGGTGGAAGAGGATTCTCTGCTACTGCAATTATTGATCCTATAACTGGATCTGTAACTGGTCTTGAGTATGGAAATGTAGATAGTGTAAGATTGAATATCCTTGGCGAACCAATCCCAACTCTTGGGGAGGGATATGCTCCAGGAATTTATATTGATTTTATTCCAGTAGATGGAAATGGTGGTGGAGCGTATGGTAAAGTTCTGACCTTCAGAGGATCAATTGTTGGTGCTGAAATTGTTGAGGGTGGTTCTGGTTATACCCAACCACCAATCTGTATTCTCACCAGAGGATTTGATATTATCAAATCTCATAGAGCAGTTGTTGCGGATATTCAAAGAAACTTGAATATTGAATTGGCACTGCCATCTACGATTTATCAGCAAGTTACTATTGAAACTCCAAATCTTTCAGAATTTGGTGCTTACATTGTTATTGGTGCTACTGATCCAATTGATGAGTTTGTTCTTAACAAAATTCTGGAGACTCCAACACTTCCAGTATCTCTTGCTCTGCCAGAGCAAAAGAAAGTCGAGATTGTATCTCTACTACAACCACAACTCTTTGCCACATCAGACCAAGCAAAGATTGTGGAAACTCTATGGACTCTTCCAATCGATTCTGGACTTGCAATTGGAGAAACAACTGCAGCAAAAGCAGAAGCATCTCTTACTATTCAATCTACCGTTGGTGCTGGTAATACGTTATCAACTCCAGAAACAATCAATCAGATTGCTGCTCTCATCAACTCTACCTTCAATATTGGAGAGTATGTACTATTTGTAACAAGTACAAATGGATTCCCGAACGAAGGTCTGCTTCAAATTGGAACAGAAGTAGTTCAATATAGTTCCAAGGCACCAGATAGATTCATTATCACAATTCGTGGAGCATTTGGATCGGTTGAACAACTGCATCCAGTTGGAACAATTGTTAGACAATTCCTACCATTTGTTTCTATTAATAGAGCACCTACTCAAGTCATTGAGACTGAAAATGATATCCCTGCAGGAGCAGTTGAGATTCAACAGAATAGTGAATTTGTATTCAGAATTACATCTGATAACCAAGTAATGGCTGCTGTCATTCTTGGAAATGCTGATGATATCAGTGATTCCAGAATCAACCGAAATATTGAACAGATTATAGAAATTGATGCAACAATTCAAACTGAAATTCTGAAGATAGATTCTACCTTCACATTTAATGAAGTTCCAATTGGAATGACAGATGGAGAAACAAATATCAGTATTCTTCTTGAAGGAGAAGGAGGAGAAGTTGATGTTTCTACATACCCAACCTCTCTAAGTGTAATTGCACAATCCACAACTGCAATTGGAGATATTGATGACTTTACTTCAGAACTGACAATTATTCCTAAAGCATCTGAAGACTTTGTTGTAATGCCATCTTCGATTCTAGAGAGCAACATTACAATTCTAACAGAGACACAACCTGATATTGATGTTCTTGTCAATACATACGAAATCTTTGTTGGATCTATTGATATTACTCCAGTATCCAGAACTTACGTTGAAGTAGATTCTGTTGCTCATGGTGCTCTAGATACAACTACTGAAATTCTGATACCAATTCGTACTGAACTACAGGTTGTAGCAATTAATGTTGAGATTATTTCCGAAGCAACTCCTCTAATTGAAGCAGCAGTTGCTGATGTTGATGCAGTAATTGTTGCTCTTGGCAATAGTCTGTCAGTCAGCAGACAGATCACTATGTTCCAAGAGACCAGACTTGAGGATCTAGAGAACAACAATTTGATCATGCCAGATGGAGTTAATGCTCCACCTAGCGACATTACCACAGTTGTCGAGAATGCTGTTCAGGTAGCAACAATTAATGTTGAAACAATTCTTGAGGCAACAAGCTTCGTTGAAGAGATTGTATCAGATGAAGATGTAACAATCATTCCACTTGGATCTTCAATCTCCGTAACAAGAGAAATCATTAATATTGGTCAACCAAATGTTGCAATTATCCCAGATCCAACATCATACAGACAGATTACTTCTACTCTGGATATGGATGAGGAGATTGTAACTCCTGCGGATGTTACACCTGAAATTACAACTACATATGATGGCGTAGGAATCAACGCTGGTGCATCTGATGATGTAACTACTGACATGATGACAACCAGAGAAGGTGGTACTACAGATGAATTCATCGAAATCAACCCAACAGATATCGAGATCAACTAATGACTAAAATTTCTCTCACAGACTTTCCACTAAAAGTTGAATTATTTGATGGTTCTACTTTAGAACTTAGAAATTCTCCTATTATTGGCAGGAAAGCAATTCAAGATAACTATATTCTTAATACCAGTGTAGGGCATCTAGAGGGATTCAATAGAAATGCAAATATCGAGCAGGGTACTATTCTATACCAAGCATCATCCGATATTAACTTAGATGCTACGCCACCAATTTTGGGAGTTTCTCCAACATCAATTTTTGACCAAGATCCTTTAATTACATTGGAATCTTTTGAAGAAAGACCATACTCAATGTATTCATTGCAGGGGTTAAATCCAGCAACCGGAATACCATCCATTAACTTGTCTGGTGCCATATTCAATTCATTCCCATCAGCATCAGTTTTGCAAGTTCAAGGATCAGTAAATCCTTTAGGAAACTTTCCAGATTCTGGGAAAGTTCAATTGAACAACGATGTTATTACCTACACAGGTAAGACAACAAATACTCTTACTGGCATTACACGCAGCAACCCATCAGCAACTCACACTGCTGGTGATTATATGCGGACAATTTCGGTTTAAGAAAAAAAGTATTATAAATAAAACAAGAAAAACGATCTGTTAGATTAAAGACAATGCCAGCACTTATTACAGATAAATTTAGAGTATACAATGCCAAGCAATTCCTTGAGTCATTTGATGAAGCAGTCGGCACCGAGCACTTCTTCTTTGTAGGACGTTCTAAGGATTGGGCATCTGTCGTTGAGTATTTCGGACTCACTGGTACTGCTCCCAGTGTAGGAGATACCATCACGATCACTACTTCCACTGGTTCCAGAACTGCTTCAATTCTATCTGAAGTTGAAGGAGCATGGTTAGTTGGTGGACTTGATCCAGCAGTCATTACAGATCTAGAATTTGGTCGTTCAATTACCTTTACTGGCGGTACTGCTTTACTTCTGAAGGCAAGAGCATCAACCGAAGACGAACCACTACGTCCAGTAGACAACCTTAAGGAAAAGTTTGACTACTACAGAGAAATCATTGCTGCTAAGAGAATTTATAAGTCAACTCTTGGAGATGGTAGCGCAACTGCTTCACCAGATCAGAGTTACGTCTCTGCAGTTATTCCAAGAATTGACTTTGGTTTCACTGAGCTGAACGCCCCACGTACTGCCCCATATGATATGTGGCGTCATGATTATTCAGCAACACCTAACTTTACAAGAAGATCTCAAGGTGCAACTGGCGAAGCTGCTATTGCTAACCTTGATCTAATCGTTCGTAATGAGTACTACGAAGTATTCATGTGTATCGATAACAACTACACTATCACCAGTGCTGGCGCTCCTGGTGTTGGTGGAGTACCTGCTTCTGCTGCTAATGGTCCAAGATATACTAATGCTACTATTGCAGCAAATGCTGATACAACAGGATTCCACCTTGAGTCTGGAACATATAGAGATACAGCAAACTACAGATGGAAGTATCTCTACACTCTGACAACTACAGATGTTCTGAGATTCCAATCACAGAAGTTTATCCCACTTGCTCAATTTAACACAACTCCTGGTCCTGGTGGTCCTGGTGTTGCGAAGGCAATTGTTGGTCCAGAAGTTGTTTCAATTATCAATCCAGGTACTGGGTGGACCGATGGAACATACTACACACCAATTAATGGTGATGGACAAAAGAGTAATAACCAATACAAGATTTGTAAGTTTGTTGTGAGTGGTGGTGCAATTACTTCGGCAAGAGTTCTTTATCCTACTGAAGTTGCAACTGCTGCCGCTGGTGCTCAGTTAAATGCTACTGAATATACTTATGCATCGGTAGACGTAGCAAATCCCGGTCCAACCACTAACATTGAGCAAAGACTCAAGTTTGGTGTTTATACCAACGTTGGTCTGACAGCTGCAGCAACTGCTGGTCAGATTGGTGATGGTTCTGCTCTGGAAGTAATCATTCCACCACAAGGCGGATATGGTAGTGTTACAGAAGGTACATTCCAAGAGCAAGTTAACGCTAAGCGCGTAATGTGCAACATTCGCCTAACATTTGATGAAGGTCAAGGAGACTTCCCTGTATCAAACGACTTCAGAAGAATTGGTCTTCTGAGAGATCCAAAAGCATATAACGGAGCAGGTGGTACTGACATTACTCTCAGCACACCAACAGTCCGTAACACATATGCTGTTGTTTTTGATGCTGGTACAAGTATTGGATCCAACTTCATTCCTGACGAAGAGATCTCACAAACTCTAGTAACAAGTGCAGGTAGAACAATTACAGCAAAAGCAACAGTAGTTGAGTGGCTGCCAGTTGATCCTGACGATGTAGCATCTGGTGGTATTCTAAGATACTATCAGGATCCCGTTCTCCATAGAGATAACGGAACAGTACGTCACTTCTCAACCGTTACTGGAGACATTGCAACTGCAAACCCAATCGTTGGTGAAGAGTCTGGTGCAAGTGGTACTCCTGACTACACAGTTAGCGGTTCTGCATTCTCAACCAACCTTCTTGGTTCAACTCCAGATTATCCAGCAAGCGTTCTCTACCCAGAGATCGAACCATATACTGGAGAAATCATCTACGTTGAGAACAGAAGACTGATTACCCGTGCTGCTGACCAAATCGAGGACATCAAACTAGTCATTGAATTCTGATACAATCTGAATTCTTAACTATAAATAAGGTTAGGAAATACAGTGCGTAACACTAATTTAATATGGCACAGAATACTAACCTTAACGTATCCCCATATTATGATGACTTCAATAGGAATAAAGACTTCTACAGAGTATTATTCCGACCTGGATATTCAGTTCAAACTAGGGAATTAATTACTCTTCAATCTATTCTTCAGGAACAGATTGAAAGGTATGGTAACTACCAATTCAAACAGGGCGAACTGGTTATTCCAGGTGAAGTCGGATTAAATACAAAACTGAATTATGTTAAGTTATCTTCTGTATCTGAAGTTGCGGTAAACATTGATGGAGAAATCGTATACAAGAAATACGATATTTCTCAACTAGTTGGCGAAACTCTTGTTGGAGTAACCTCTGGTGTTCAAGGTATCGTAAAAGCAATCAAATTTGAAACAGCAGAAAACTCTGATACGATCTTCGTTTCGTATATCAGCAGCGGTGATTCAAATAACGAAAAGACATTTAGACAGGGGGAACTCCTAGAGGTAATTAATGGAGTTAATACCCCTGTTTTAACTGTAGGAACTGATGGTGCTGTACTTCCAAATTTCATTGAAATTAATGACATTGAAACTGGATCAGTAGAAACTAGATTCAGTCCAGCATTAGGATTTGCTAGTGCTGTAAATATCCAAGAAGGTATCTATTTTATAAACGGATTCTTTGTTCGTAACAATGAGCAACTTCTTGTTATCGATGCATACAACAACAAGGCATCCGCAAAAATTGCATTTAATATTGAAGAAAGCATTATTATTCCTGAAGAAGATGACACTTTATATGACAACTCCAGAGGTTCATCTAATTTCTCTGCTCCTGGTGCTCACCGCTTAAAGATTACTCTTAAAGCACAAAAGTATGAGTATACAGAAATTCCAGACAAAAATAGCATTGAACTGCTTTCCATTAAGAATGGTAATGTAGAGAAAAAAATTAAGCAAAAAGATTATAACGTTCTTGAAGAAACTCTTGCAAGAAGAACTTATGACGAGTCGGGTGATTACGTTGTACAAAATTTCTCTTTTGATGTAAGAGAATATGTACAAAAAAATGGAAACACTGGTCTTTACACATTAAATTCTTCAACTGGTCTTGTAAATGGACTTTCACTTTCTTCTGCATCTCAGAAATTAGTAGGAACAATTGGACCAGGAAAAGCATATGTAAAAGGATATGAAATTGTAAATAAAGAGACTAAGTATGTCACTTTAGATAAATCAACAGACACAATTAATAGAAGTGATGTCACCATTAAATCCAAAGGTGGCAGTTCATTTTATGTAACTAATGTATATGGTTCAATACCAGTAAATGCTGAGGGTGTGGAGTTGGATGCGTATCCAACAGTCTACATGTACAATGTATATAATGATGGTGGAACTGGTCTTAATGGATCTACCAGTACATTTAGAAATACTCTGGAAAACAGAGGTAAATTAATTACGCAATCTGAACCAGATGATGATGGATTCTTCCTCAATCTGCATCCAAGTGATATTGGAATTAAAACTATTTGGGTAGAAAGAAGTACTCAAATTTTGCCAAGTTATGATGAAACATACTTACCTTCTCCAGGTGAATATCTGTGGATTATTCAATCTTATGCTCAACAAGATGGATCTACAGTTACTAAAACAGCACAAACAAATTTTGTCAAGATTCTTAGTACTGCGTTAGTTAAGAATGAAAAGGTATCTCCTAACTCTGATGTAAGATATGCAGAGATCACCATTGCTGGCAGGAGAGACATTGTAGACGCTTTCTTCAAGGATTTTGACCTAGGAGACGAGGACGCAAGAAGAAGGGTCTTCCTGAGCAATGCTGACGCCTTTGACGTTAATAATTTACCAACAGAGGATGAGAACGGATTTCCAATTATTCCACCACCAATTAAATCAAACGTATATTGGGGAACAATTGTTGACTATACTGAAACACAAACTCCATTGGTTGGAGTTTGTAAGCCATCAAACTTCTACTTAACTGAGGTTGGAGAAGGATTTAATCCGATTAAAGATAAAATTGCTTCAAAGGGAATCAAAAATCAACAAGAATCTTATAATGGTATTTTCTCATTCTCATATTTTAATCCAGTATTCTTTACTAGAATCAAATTAACAGAAAATATTAATCAAGGATTTGGAATTGGTAAGTATGTTATTGGTTCTAGAAGTGGTGCATTTGGCGTAGTAGAAGGATCTACTGGTGGTGTATATTCATCAACAAATGTACTACATTTGACCGTACAATCTGGAACTTTTGTGGAGGGCGAAACAATTGTTGATGAAGATGGATATAGTTTAGAAATTGCAAAGAGCAATACTATTTCGCATTTTATTGTACATAATCAAGGTACTGCATATGATCAGGCATCTGTAGTTATTCTTGATGGAGTAATTTACGACAAATCTAAAATCTCAATCAACAGAGTTGATGATGGCATCAATATTGGAACCATTACTATTTTAGATCCAGTTGTGAGATCTGTAATTTATGATAACCCACCAGTAGTAGAACTCACAAATGGTCAACAGGCTAAAGTTTCTGCTGTTTTGTTCAAGGATACCGTTCACACATATTCACCGATAGAAGTTAAATCTTTCTATTCTAAGTATGGATCTGGTTCTCAGGGAGAAAATATCTTCACTGCAGATACAGTTTCTGATGTTGCATCATACGCAAATTATGTAAAAATTTCAGATTCTACATTTACTGGCGCAAAAGGATTTAACTATCTTTCTGTTAATTCTTTAGCAGTAGATCTCAGTAAATTCTTGAAAGAAGGAGATATCATTCAATATGTACAACAGAACGGAGCAGTTGTAAGATCAATAGTTTCTTATGCAACAACTGCAATTGGAAATGAAAAAGCAAGAGTTTATATTGATTCTGCTCTAAGAGATAATGTGGTTGGATCTGTTCTTCTAAGAATTTCTTCCAAAATTGAAAACCCATCAGCATCTCTAGTTTTCAGAACAGGATCCAAAGGGGTATCTAATATTGTTAAAGATATCACAAATTCTAAAATTTCCTATTTCTTTAGGAGAGATTTTGTGGCAACTGGATCTTCTTCTGGTGGTTCATTAACATTTGCTGCTCAATTACCATACGGAACACAAAGATTTGTAACATTTACAAAAGAAAATTATGTAATGACTATCCTATCTCCAGGCATTGGAGATGAGGTATATTTTAATGCAGGAGATATTGTTTATGTAAAAGATGAGTTTGTTAGTATTGTAAATTCCACAGATAGTGATAGTGGTCTAATTGCTGGTAGTGCCACAATTACTTTCCCAGAGAATTTCTTTGGATCCGGAATGTCTGAATATCCAAAAGTAAAACTGACAGCAACCCTTGAAGTATCAAGAGCAAAACCAAAGTTAAAGTCAGCAATCACTAACAAAAGAATTGTTGTTACTTCTTCCAATGATAGAGTAATTCCATTTAGAGGAAATGATTATGATAGTGGTGCTATTGGCGTCTTCTCATATTCTGACGTATATAAATTAAGATATGTTTATGAAGGATCTTTAGCAAATCCACCAAAAGTAGATAGTAGTGGAATTTTGGTTGACGGAAAAGATGTCACTGATAAGTTTGTGTTTGATAATGGACAAAGATCAAATTATTATGACGTTGCTAGACTCATTCTAAAGCCAGGTGAGCAAGTTCCAACTGGAAGACTTGTTATTGGATTTGATTATTTTGAGCATACTCAAGGAGAATTTTGCACGGTTGATTCTTATGTTCATGAATCTGGTGTTGATGTTTCCGAAATTCCAACATACGAACTACCAGATGGCATTGTTTCTCTTGGAGATGTCATTGATTTTAGACCAAAAGTTGACACCACAGTAGTAACTAGTGGATTCCAAAATACTTCTATTCTGGGATCACAAAATTATATTTCATTTAATAAAGAAGGAGGAAATCCATCTGTTACTCCAGCTGGTGATATTAATTTAGAGTACACTATTAAGTTTGACGAATCAAGTTATCTTGATAGAATTGATGCCCTTTTTGTTGATAAGAACGGACAATTTATTATTAAGAAAGGAAATGCATCCAAGAATCCTTCTAAACCAGATTTGATTGAGGATTCAATTCCACTCTATTATGTTCATGTTCCAGCTCTTACTAAAAATGTAGAGGACGTTAAGATCGTTCCTGTGGAAAACAAGCGTTACACAATGAAAGATATTGCCAAATTAGAGAAGCGTATCGAGAGACTGGAATATTATACATCGCTCAGTATTCTTGAGCAGCAAACCTTAAATATGCAAATCAAGGATGAATTTGGATTTGATAAGTTTAAGAGTGGATTCCTTGTTGACAACTTTGAAACGCATGGTATTGGTGATATTTCTTCTTCTGAATATGTTTGTGCTATCGATCCTCAGCAATCTGTGCTGAGACCACAAGTATATGAAGATAATCTAACTCTTGTTGAAGCAAATAGTAGAGAGGACGAAAGATTCTTCTCTGGATATAAGAGGTCTGGAGATATCATTACATTACAATATACAGATGTTGAACTTCTTGGAAATACCTCTGCTACCACCACAATTAATCCAAATCCATTTGTGGTACTGCAGTACGTTGGAGATGTAAACGTAAATCCAACTATGGATCAGTGGTATGATACAGAAGTTGTACCTTTAGTTACAAACAATAATACTAACCTCTTTAGCATCTATATTGCCAAGAAGAATGATCCAAAGGTTGCACTCTCTTCTATTTTCAATTCTTATTTGATTAACTGGACTGGTGTTTTTGGAGGATTCTCCACTATCAATTCACTTTCCGATAATACTACTCTACAAGCAGAGTCTAAGACCACACAATCAGTTATTGCAAGTTCTTCTAATGTAAGTCCAAATAATAACGAAATTGGTAAAGGAATTGCATCCGAGACAATCAACGGAATATCAATTTCTTCTTCTGTTAAGTTCTTTGCTCGTAGCATTCCAGTGAAATTTGTTGTCACTAGAATGAAACCAAAGACCAGAATCTATCCATTTATTGATGGTAGAGATATGAGCAGATGGGTTATTCCCGACTCTAGTTTTAGTGGAGTTGTTGGATCGTCACTATCTGCATTTGGTTCAACAATTGTTACAGATGAATCTGGAAATGCCAGCGGAATTCTTTTAATTCCTGCTGGATATCCTCCAATTGAAGGTACATTCTGGACAGGAAGAATTGTAGATGTAGAGTACGATAAGGGAGCAGAAAGAGTACATTTAACTAGTGGAAAGAAAACTCTCAGATTTACTTCCAGTGATAAGGATGAAGAAAAGGATGTTGTGGAAACTTATGCAGAAGTAAGTTTCTATTCTTCCGGAATCAAGCCAGAAAATCCACCTTCAATCATTTCTACACAACCATCATACTTCAAGTCAAATGAAGGTATCCAATTTGTTGAAAGTAATACTGATCTGAAAATTAGACCAAATCCTCTCGCTCAAACATTTAGAATCGAGAACTATGATGGTGGTATATTTGTAACGGAATTGGATTTATATTTTAGCAAAAAGAGTAATAGTATCCCAATTAAAGTATACTTGACTGATGTTGTATTTGGAAAACCAGGAAAGAATATCATTCCTGGAACAGAGAAAGTTCTTCTACCTAAGACTTACCTGAGGGTATTCGTAAGCGGAAATATTACTATTGTCAAAGATGATGTTATTACCGGAGAGAAGTCTGGTTGTTCTGGAATTCTGGAAAAGATTCTCGATAGAAATGGAAATGAGGTTGTCCTCATTGGAGATATCAATTATAATTTAACAAATGAACAGGTCTACACATTTGTAATTTCAAATCACAATGGCAAGGAATATTTACAAAATGAGACTTTAACTTCTGGTGCTATCAGAACATTCAATGCTAGAAATAACACAAATATTCAGGTAAGGATTGCCAAGGATTTTGGAAGAATTACTAAATTTGAAGTTACTAATGTTGGATCTAACTATGAAGGAGCAATTCTGAATGTAGAGAGTCCTCAACTTCCAGGAGAAAGTCAGGCAGCTGCAGTTCCATTCATTTCCAATGGTATTCTATATGATGTCGGTCTGTCGCTAAATGGTTCAGGTTATACGGATCCTCCATCAGTAATCGTAAAAGGTATTGGTGATGGCGCTAGCGGAGCAATCGTCAAGGCAATCCTTGAGATTGATACACTCGCAGTAAGAATGGGTGTTGCTGTAGATGATGGAACAAATCAAAATTCAACTACAAAAACAACATTTAAATTTGATCATCCTGTATATCTGCAGAATGATGTTGAGTATTGTTTACAAATTGAAACCGACTCTACAGATTATGCTCTATGGACATCAAAACTTGGAGATATTGAATTAGTAAATGGAACTAAGGTAAGTTCCCAACCATTCTTGGGATCCTTATACAAGTCACAAAATACAGATACATGGGTAGAAGATCTGTTTGAAGATCTCAAATTTAGTCTCAAGAGAGCAAAATTTGATACATCTAAGAAATCAATTCTGACACTTGTAAATGAATCGGTTCCATATCAGAAATTAATTTCAAATCCATTTGAAACAAATTCCTCTTCTAATACAAACGCTACATCAGATCTCTTTAGAGCAAATAATTCTGTTGTTAAGGTGTATCAGCGAGATCATGGATTTGAAGATTCTGGTCTATCCAATACATTCTTCAGGTCTGTGGAAAACTTCTCTGGTATTTCTGGAGCAACATTTACTCAAAATTATTATAAAGTAGATTCTGTAGATCTTGATCACTTTACAATTAGGTCAGTCTCTCAGGCAGGTCAAAGTGCTAGAGGTGGTGGTACTTCAGTATATGCTCCAAAGAATGTTAAATTTGAAAAAATTTATGCAGATATTGCATATTTACAATCTCCCAAAACAAAAATTTCTTCTGAGATTAAGACCACCAATGTTGTTCCAATTGATAACGACACAAAAGTATATACCTCATATACACAATCTGATTATGAAGTTACATTCTTAAATCAAGAGCAATTCTTTGAAAATCAAAAGTTTATTGTTTCTCCACTCAATGAGGTTCTGAATGGAACCGGAAAGTCTCTATCATACAGACTAGAACTTTCTTCAGATGTAGATTATCTTTCCCCATTGATTGACCTTAGAAATGTAAGTGTTAAAACTTCATCAACAAGAATTGATAATTCAACAGGTCAAGAAAAGAGATATGGTAAGCGTTATCAAACTCTTTCATTCTGGTCAGTTTATTCATTCACTATTGCAGGAGTAAACACAACTATAAATCCAATTGCAACAAATCAAACTTTAAGAGGAAGATCTTCAGGAGCAGAGGCAGAAATTGTTTCTGCAGAAGGAACTGCTTTAGTTGTCAGAATGATCAATAATGGAATCTTTGAAAGTGGTGAGGGACTTATTTTTGGAGATCCAAGTAACTATGATTTGAATGACGATATAAACGTTAGAATTGATAATGAAAGTCTGGTTGAAAAAATAGTTCCACCATTCCAAATTAATGATATTTTGGTTGCTTTTAATCCAATTGCTGACGTTGAATATACTAATATTATTGGAGGCAGAATTGTCAATTGGGACAAGAATGCAAATAAACTGACTATTAATGTAGAGAAGAAACCAATCAATAATGATTTCTCTGCTCCAAGTCTTCCTAATGGAGATTATGCCAGAAATTCTGTTGTGGCAAAGCAGGTTAATGATATTATCAGAGTAAACGATTATGCCAAGTTTGATGGTTCTCTACCAGGAACAGAACTACATCTTAAAGTTAAAGAGATGTATTTTGAGAATGGTGTTGAATATAGGGGAGATTCTGAGATTACAAACACATCGTCAAAATCTAAGTACCTCACAAAAGAAGCATCTTTGAATACTCCAGCAACAACTCTTGATGTAAGATTAACTGCAGTTAGCAAAACAATCAGTGATATCAAAGTATTCTACAGAACACTGGAAGTGTCATCTCAAGATGTTCTTTCAAATCTCAAGTGGAATGAACTTACTCTTGATGAAACGTCGGTTAACTTTAAAAAGAAAGATACTATTTCTTCAATCTTTGAGTCTAGATCTGATTATCAAGAGTATAAGTACTATGTAAATGATCTTCCAGAATTTACTAAGTATCAAATCAAGATTGTTCTTAGATCATCAGATCCAGTATTCCCACCAAAAATTCAAGACGCAAGAGTTGTTGCTTCTCTCTAATTATGGATAATTATTATAAAGTACAGGATCACGAAAATTTATATCGTGATCCTGTTTCTGGAGCAATTTTGTCTTCAGGAAAACCATTGCAGAACAAACTAAAACAGCACTTAGATTCAACTTCCCAAGACATAAATAGTTTGAAGGAAGAAATAAGAGAACTAAAACTTCTGTTATTGGAGCACATTAAGAAACATGGCTAAAAGAGAAGTAAAAAGATCATTTACGTTTGAACAGCAGCGTCAAGAAATCAATCTCCTAGCAGATGACTTAGGGGATAGAGAGCAACTTGATACGCTATCTACAGAGGGTCAAAGTTCTCTTGTGGAGGCCATTAATGAAGTTATCGATACCCCTGAAGATGAGGTATTTGTAAGTGAAGTCGTAGCGACAAATGCCGAACAAAAGATTCTTTTTGCTGACGAATCTACGTTTGTGGAGTCAGCAAATTATGTAGCTTCTGGTAAAGCATCAGGAACAAATCCAGAATCTGCTGATTATGCAAAGTTGGCATATGATGCTGGAAGAGGAGTAGATGAAGATAGATTTACTTACAACTCACAGAATCAAATTTTAAGAGTAAATAACGTTAAGGCAGACATCAGAAATAGAAATTCTGATGAGGTTCTTGATGCACTTGGTCAGGAAGTTCTCGATGTTAATACTGATGTAGATGGTCACTCACCATCAGAAACTGCAAGATTAACTGGTAGATTGAGAACAAAGGCAACTAATTCTCCAATTGAAATTCAGAAAAATTTAATTAAATTGGAAGAGTCTGCTAGAATGCAGATTACTAATTCTTCTGCAATTGATCTTTTTACTGGAGTTGATGTTGGTGCATATGTTAATGTAACAAACAATAAGAAAATTCTTTACGTTAGCGCAGACGACGAAAATGCATCTGATCTGCCAACTAATGATGGTAGTAATATTAACAGACCATTTAAGTCAATTGAAAGAGCACTAATCGAGGCAGCAAAAAGAAGTTACGTTGCCCCTGGGGCCGGTAATGAAATTGGAGAGCCTGGTGCCGACCTCTTTGAAAATTTCACAATCTTACTATTTCCTGGAGAATATATTATTGATAATACGCCAGGTGTTGACGAGAACGGCGTAGCTTACTCACCAGCAGATATTGAAGAAGAGATTAAATCAAGACCTGGAGAAGCATATCATACTACAGCATCTTTTGCTGATGAATTAAAAAAATTCAATCCACCAGAGGGTGGTCTTATTGTTCCAAGAGGTACATCTATTGTAGGTCTTGACCTTCGTAAAACTTTAATTAGACCAAAGTATGTTCCCGATCCTGCAGACGTTGCAGTTAAGAACTCTTGCATGTTTAGACTTACTGGTGCTTGCTACATTTGGCAATTTACCATTAAAGATAATCTTTCTGTTCAAGAATCTCACCACAAATTAACTGCATTTGAATTTGCAAGTTATGATCAACTAGAACTCTACTACAAAAAAATTGACAAGTATAGTAGAAAAGATGAATCTACAAATCCTCCTGCCGGAAGATATAAAGATGCAGAGAATTTACTTTTAGATAACAAAAGATTTATTGCTCAACTTGCAGTTGCATATGTCGAGAGAAACAATGCAACACTTGCTGCAAATGTAGATAATCCATCTGCAGTCCCAGGAGAAACAATTGGTGAGGCATGTGTAGACGATGTTGCATTACTAATTGAAAAGATTGCATATAACTTAGCACACGGCGGAAACAATAGAGTAGTTGATGCCGCACAATTTTATATTGATAATCCAGTTCTTGCTGGAGAGGAACCAGAATCTAAACTTGTATTTGAAGCAGCAAATGAAATTTGTCAGTATGTAATTAAAAATTATAATGTAATTGAGGATAAAGATGGTGTAATAACTAGAAATTTTGCTCCTGGTGGAGTAAGTGTTCTGGACACAACAGCACTTAACGTTGACACTGCTTTTGCTCAACAAATTTATGACTTCAATCTTGCCCCAGACGTTTCCACTTCCACATCTGGGTATGAGATTGATGATAATACCGACCCAGCAAATTGCAGTAACGTTGCCTCAGCAATTGATACTTTATGGACTATCATTACTGATACTGTAGATTCGATCATTAATGATCCAACTCCTTCGGTTCCTGAAATTCCCATTAACCCAACTGGCGAAGAGGACTACAACCAGAGAATTGAAGAAAACAGAATTGTTGGTTTTGTACAGAACAAATATCTATCTGACACAGTTGCATCAGCATCTCCATATGTATTCAACATCTCTCTACGTTCTGTCTGGGGTCTGTGTGGTCTTCTGAGCGATGGTGCTCAATCTACTGGTCTGCGCTCGATGGTTCTCGCGCAGTACACTGGAATCTCACTACAGAGGGATGATAGAGCGTTTATTCTAAATGGTACTACTACAGAAGTTGTAGATGATCCAGATCAAAGACACACTGTTTCTATTGCTGAATACAGATCAGATTGGAGACATTATCACATCAAGTCCACAAACAACTCATTCTTGCAAATCGTGTCTGTGTTTGCTGTGGGTCAGGCAGACCACTTTACTGTGGAAACTGGTGGAGACCATTCAATTACAAACTCTAACTCAAACTTCGGTAATCAATCTCTGATTGCTGTATCTCACAGAACGGAGATCTTTAAGCAGGATAACGGAGCATATATTGTCGGATTAGTTCCACCTAGAGGTCTTGATAGTACTAGAGAAAGTAGAGTTAATATTTACAATATTGATTTTGGTTCTACTCTTGCTAGATTTAAAGCAGCAGACGAAAATGATGCCACTGATGGATTTAGAAAAATTTATCTAAAGGTTGGTGGACAATCATTAATTAAAGAGGGTGATATTCCAGAATACTATTCTATCATTCCAGGGACAAATCAAGAACAAGCAGAACTATTGCTTGATGATGTAAATTATCTCTTAGGAAAGAGAAGATATTCCGATGGATTCCCAGAAGCAGTTTATGCACGTTTACCAAAAAACTTTGAGCAACCAGAACTTGTTACATATGCTTCTAGACTGAGAGACAATCAATATCTAGTTCCATCACCTCAGGTTTACGATCCAAGAGATACTTATAGTGAGGGTAAAATTTTAACTGATGGTGCTGGTGTATCTGGTGGATCTATTTCTGCTGCAGCAATTGAAACATCAGTTAAAAATTTCTATGCTCTTGATCCAACAATTAACCTAAATTCACAGCAAGCTGGATTTGGAACTACAAACTTAATTACTAACACAAACCTAACTGATGCTGGATTTACAACAAACTCAATTTATTTTGGAGCAGCAACCTCTGGTGGTTCTGCTGCCTCTACAACAAGGTACAAATTAATTATTGGTCAAAATATTTCCACCTTCTTATTTGCAATTACTGAAGGAAATATTAAAACAATTGCATGTCAAGGAACATCGCAACCAACATCAGGAACAGATCCAGACGAAGAATATGTAGTTTATCAGGCAGTTTCTGGAATTCCACAATCTGGTCAAATTCAATACACATATACTCAGGTTGACTATGGTGCTGCTTCTCTAAACGCTGGGAGAGCAACTGGACAAGGAGCCAGATTCAACATCTATAGAACTAAAAACGAGTCAAGATACGTTGTAGAAATTCTAGCAGCTGGAGTTACATACAACATTGGCGATACATTTACTATTGATGGTGCTGATCTTGGTGGATTCTCCTCATCAGATCCTGCGGGACATGTATTAACAGTTGATTTATTAAATGGTGGTACTGGTTATACAGTTGCCAACAATGTTGCAACTACTGGTGGTGCTCCTGGATCCGGTTTAACTGTAGATATTTTAGAAGTTGATGGTGATGGAACAATCACCAAGTTAAGAGTTAATAATGGAGGATCTGGATATAATGCAGCCGGTGGTGCTGGAATTACAATTAGTCAAAGTGGAAATACATCAGCAACGGCAGAAACAGCAATTGTTGAGGCAGATCCATCAACAACAAATAATGATCTCGTTCTTCACGTTGTTGCCAATAGTAACAGCGGAGAGGGAATTGGAAGAGGACAAGATTACATTGTAACCTTTGATGATCCTGTTGATACTGACACACTTTCAGTTAGAATGTATGTAACTGATGTAACTCTACCGACAAACGTATCTATTGAAACTAATGACTTGTATACGTTTGATTCAATTTCTGATGAAGATTACACAATTCCTTCTGGTGGTTTTGATGCCAGGTATATATTCTCTCTTTCTGGAGGAGTTTCTTCCCCATCACCATGGCAGCATCTTGGTCAGTTTGTAAATGGAGTAAGTGCTATTGTAACATCAACAATTATTACAAAGAACAGAATTGTTGGTGGATCTGGATTTACAGCAGATGCTGGATTTAATACCATCACATTCCCAGGTTCATACTTAGGTGGTTCTGATGGATTAAATGATTTTACAGTAACAATTTCATCTGTTGGTGGAGCAACTATCAACACACTCAACTTTAATGATGATGATACCCCAAAGAGAAGATATTATGGATGGGAATTTGCAAGAACTGTAAATGGTGAATTCTATGGAAGATTAGCAATTCTTGTAGATGATGAAAGAAAAGGTGCATCTACTGTTATCTATGGAATTCCTGGCGAATTTAATTATACAAATACAGGAATTTTATTTAATGGATATAGCACAGAAACAACAATTGCTGGTAGTGCTACCACAATTCCAGATCTTCAGTTTACTAGAACAATTACATCAATTCAAAATAATTCCCCAGGATCTTTAACATTTACAATTACAGTTTCAAATCCAAGTGGAAAACCAGCACATCCATTCTTTAAAGGAGATCTAGTATACTTCGACAACACAAATGCTAACAATGGTCAATCCCTTGTTGGTCCATATGTTGTTAGAGAAAGAATTGGAAATACATCGTTTGAAATTTCAATCTCTAATGCAGCATCATTGCCAGCAACTGGACAATGGATTGTTGGTGGAGATGTTTACAAATTCTCTAAAGAAATTACAATTCCAGTTAAAGTTGTAGTTGGAAATATTGTAAATCTAAGTCAGGGAGAAGTTACAGATATTTACCCAAATGATTGGGTAATTAATGCTGTATCACAAAATTACGAGAGTGGATGGACATCTTCAGGTTCTGAATTAAGTTATGATGATCAATTTATTTTAGATACTGGAGCAAGTACTCCTTTCTTACCTCAACAACAAATTACATTTACAATCCTTGAGAACCTACTGATTACTAGAGGTCCACTTACTTATAGCAGTGCTGGTATTAAGGAAGAAGGATATCTATCTGGTAGTGCTCTAGGTGTAGACTATAAACCATACGATAATAGTAAAACTCTAGAAGAAAACACTTTTGTGTATTCCCCAGAGAACTCTACAGACAATGAAACTTTATCGCTATTCAGAAGAATTACACAGAAGGTGGATACCAATCCAGTTTCTGGAGCACTTGAAAAATCAGATGGTTTTGAATTTAACAATAACATTATTAATAGTCTGTATGTTAAGAGAATCCAAGACTCTAGGGCAGCAAACGGAAACAATGAACTTCTTTGGAGATTAATTTGTAAACTTCCTAAAGATGGATATAATAATATTAAACTAAGAGCACCAGAAGGAAAGTTTGTTTTACATCTTAAGGATCCAGGAATTGGATTTGGGGATGAGACATTAGACTTCCCATTTGTGTATGATTCTCAACACACAGGGGTTATTAGAGATATTGAAGTTCTTACCTTAGGAACAAATCAAACTGCTGTTGCTCCAACTGCCACAGAATTTATCAAAACAGTTAAGAGAGGTGGAACAGGTGCTTATGTTAACTATAATTTAATCGATACATCAAATACTCCAGGTGCGGAAATTTTGAGACCAAGTGGTGCTACATTTACTGTGTCTGGCGGAGAAGTTACTATTGTATCTCCTGGTCAAAATTATAACAATGGAGATAGAATAACTCTTCCTGGTGGAACAATTATTAAGGTGACTAAGGCAGTTTCTACTTATCCAAAAACATTCTACATTAGGCAAGTAGAACCAATTGTAGAATATGAATATAATTCAAGAGATGGTTATTATTTACTGACGATGCTAGATGGTAATGTTTACGAAGAGTATGATCTAGCGACAGATTCAGTTTCAAATAATACTAAGACAATTATCTACGGAAAGCAAAGATTAATTGGTCTCGAAGAACTTTCTGGTGATGGAATTGCTAATGAAGTTAATCATTTAAAGCAAGATGGTTCTGATCTTATTGAGAAAAATAGATTATTCATTCAGCAAGAATGTGCTGGATTCATTAAGGCAGAGTCTCAATCTGGTCAGCAATTTGCTGGATTTGTAAATCCAGATGCTGATAGATGTTCAAGAGATGTTGGACATTTACTGAATGGAATCATTAAAGATCTTCGTCAGGGTGGTAACAATAATACCATCAACAATGCTCAGTATTATTTCTCTACTGGAACTCAGAAATTTATTGAAACAGAACTTCCACAAACAAGAGCAGTGTTTGAATATGCTAAGCATCTTGCAATTGCTTCCATCAGAAACTTTGATTTCTGGGAACTGGCAACTGCAGTGACTAGCACGACAACAACTGTTGGTGATTCACTAACTCTTCAATCAACTGATGGGATTGTTGAGGGTATGGAGGTATATGAAACAACCGGAGTTACTACTCTTCCATCAAACCAAACTCAATATAATGCAGCAGTTGCTGGACAGGCACGTATTGGATGGGTTGGTAAAGTAAATAGATCAACTAATGTTGTGACAGTATTTACCACGGGAGTTGGTGGAATTAACAAGAACAGAAACTTAACTAGAATCGGTTCTGGTCAGGTTGGAACCAATTTCCCTGTTTTCAGATTTAGAATGGTTGCCGGCATGGGAGATGGAGATTGGAGAACAGAAGCAGCAACAAATACAACAGAACCAGTAATTGATAATACTTTGATTATTGATTATGACCATGCAACTGGTGAATGTCAAAGTGTTGTTAATGCTGTAAATGTTCTTTATGATATTCATGATGAAATTCTAACCGCTGAAGAGGCAGACGTTACAGCATCAGCAAATATCGCAACATTCAATTCAGCATCTCTAACTGATGGGTCATTTATTAGAATTTTTGGTGCTCAAAATGCCGCATTTAATGGCGAAGATATTGAAGTATCTCAATTGAGTCCAGGAGTATTTACTTACGACTTGGCAGTATCTTTCCCAACTATTACTACAGATAAGATTCTTTATTATGTTTCTTCCGTAAATTATACAGAACCAACAAAGGCTTCGTATGATACAGAAGAAATTTATATTGAAGGTCTGGGATATAGTCAAAATATTAACTATCTGTATCCAGAATTAGATCTAGATAATCCAAAATGGAATCCACTTCCATCTGTATCACAATACAGAAAAGAAGTTGGAAACACAATTATTCGTGATAATGAACTTGAAGTAGATGATTACGAAAGAATTAGTCAATATTCAATCACAGCAGAATCAACCAAGAAGATCTTAAATTCAATTCTCACCGGAGGTGCTGGTGCAACTGGATATAATATTAGATCGTATTCCGAAATTGATTTGGAATCAGAATTCCAATTGAGTTCCTATCCAGGATCCCCATCATTGGTAACTGATGACGTAATGCAGGCACCATATGGACCTGAAGATTCTAGAAATGAGTATGGTGTTCCTAAATCTCCAGTATTAGAATTTACATCACAAAACGTTCCTATCTTTACTGATAGATGTATTCTATTCGACAAAGCAGTTCCTGTTTCATTCTATAGACCATCTATTATTCGTGCTTCATCACATACGTGGGAATATGTTGGATTTGGTCCAGGTAACTACTCCACTGGTCTACCTCAGTTCCAAGACATCACACTTACTCAACAAGAACTTGTTAACTCACAAACTGCTGAATATGGTGGTGGATTTGTTGCTTCTTCAGGTACTAACTCTGTTGGTGATTTTTATATTGGAAACCAAGTTATTGATGCTAAGGGCAACCAGAGTAATACTCTTAATTTCCCAAGAGTTAAGACTTCTGCTGAAAATAGACTAATTGATTACACCAATCTAGATTCTCTTGCTGGAAATAGTTCTACTGCATCATTTAACCCTTCATCTTTCTCTGCGATTTTAACCAATGATCTGCAGGCAATTCAAGAAGCACAGAGAAATTCCTTTAAAGCATCAAACATTGAATCCTCTATTTTAACTACAGGAACTCTTAAGATCAATAATAAAATTTCAATTGCAAATAACGTATTTGAAAATGAGGATAATTTCCCCGTAGCAAGACAAGATGTTTATGGATTTACAAAGCGTAGTCCAATCAACTGGTTCAATACAGATCCAGCAACAGATGAATATCAAGATCTTGCTGATACGTTTATCTCACCAACAGACCTTGCCGATTGGGCAAACGTAAACTCACTTATTCCTTCTCAACCAGTTGCTTGGGAAGTTGTATTTAAAACAAACACATTTAATGAGGTATCTAATGTTGGTGATGTAAATATCAACTCAACATTAACTAAGTCAGTAAACTTTGCCGTGAGTGGAATTGATCCAATTGATGAAAGATGGTATGACGCTGTTACAGATACAATTTCTATTCCATTAGGTACTCCAGTAGATAATGTGAATAACACAACCCTCGCAACTTATGATGGTAGAGCGGGACAAATTTATATCACATTCCCCAATTCAGTAAAAGCGGCAGCAATTATTCCAACAAATATTTGGAAACCACTTGAAAATACTTGGACTGGTGTAAGTCCGGTTGATGGTTCGCCAACTACATATATTCAGGGAGATAAATTTGTAATCAGTTACTACATTGCTTCCGGTCAAATCATTTACTCAGTCAGCACACTCGACGCATAATATAAAATGGCAGTACCTGTTAATTTTTTACGCAATAAGAACCCCAACTTTAATCTTAGGGGTGCCTTAAAAGTTAATGCAATTTTTGTAACTGATAATGCTGCGGGGACAGAACCATTTCAAGGATGGTTGGCGGATAACAACGTAGTTACTAGTTTTAATGATGCTCTGATTCAAAATAAGATTGGAGTAGTTGATACCGATGGATTTAATATTGTACAATCAAATAGATTTGCTTACTCCACTATGAGTGAGGGACAAAAGATTGTTCGTCAAAATTTTATTAGAGTAACTTTTACAAGTCCTATTGATATCACAAATGGGACTGCAAATTCCGGAAACATTCTAGAATTTGTTTCAAATGATTTACCTTTTGGAACTCTTGATCCCCCATCAAATGGAAAGCAATACAGACTTCATAGTATCATTAGGGAAAAGGAAATTGCTATTGATGGAGTTCAATCAGTTACAAATAATGGAAATGGAACTTGGACTGTAATTTTAAACACTGATTTTAGAGAAGATCTGCAAGAATATTCACCAGCAACAAGTACAGGAAATAATATTCTTGAAGGAGATTCGGTTGTAATCTTTGGAAATGCATTAGCAAATGGTGCTGCTACATCGTATAATGGAACATACATTTTGGATGCAGCAACTAGCACATCCATTACATACACAACTACATCAAATCCAAATGGAGTAAGTACATTTTTATATCCAGGAAGATTCTACAAATTGTCAAATGAAGCTATTTTTGTTGAGACTATTCGTGCAGTAGCAACTGGAGTTTCATATAACTCAGGAACTTCTACAGTCAATTTGAATGTTGTAGGTGTAACTTTAAGGGGAACAATTAGAGTTGGTCAACTTGTAACTGGAATTGGTGTTCCTGCTGGTGCTTCAGTTGTGGGATACAATGGAGTTACAAAAATTTTAACCATCTCTACTAATTTTACACAGAACGTTGGTGGTGGCACTTTAACACTTGAACTTTTAGATTCACAAACAGATTTGCCAGTTGAGAGGGGGGCTGTGGCAGCGCCAGGATCACCAGCAATGTTTATTAATGCTGGTCCAGTTACTGATTCAATTACTGTTAAGACTCCAATTAACTACTATGTTTATGGAGATGTGAGACTTAAATATTTTTGGTCTTCATTTACAGATAATGGAACTTTTAGTGGTTGGACTCAAAACGTTGCTCCAGATACATATCAAACATTATACAATGGAGGAACATTAAGTTCTGGAACTACTTTACAATTAATTGGTTCAAATCCAGTTTTCTCTTCGGAAGATACATTCAACAATATTATTAAAACTCTTGGAATTAATAGAGGAGGAGGCATCGGTGGTGATTACAAACCAGTTGGAAGATCTGCTTTATTATACATTTCTGCAACAGATTCTCAAGGATTGACTTCTGGTGGGGGCGGTGGTCCAAACAGAGGAACATCTACGCCAGCATATCCAGTAAGAGCAGCAGTAGATGCTGTTAATGATTATGGTGGATATTGGGTTGGTGTCATTGGTGGTTCATTTACTGGTGGTTGTCAAAATGAAATTCAAACATTTAGATCAGATACAGACGATGGAATCTTAGGAGATCCTAGAGGATTTATTCCAATTAAAGGAGAAGTTACAAGTGTAAGAGTTGGTGTTCCAATAGAAGAAGCATTTTTTGTATCCAATGCAACAACAATTAATGGAGTATCTGTTCCGGGAAATTCAGTTGTTGGAGTTACATATTTTAATCATGCTTTTGGAAATCCTGAAGATCAACTTAGAATTAGAGTAAAAAATAATACAAATTCTTCTCCATCTATTAATGGATTAAGAGATATTGTAGTCATCGATGACAAGCAATTTTATTTTAGATTTCCAGATGATATTGGATCATTATCCAATATCACAAATTATGATGATTGTGGATATGCTTTAAATATCACAGCATTGCTCACAGTTCCGAAAGGATTTTATAGAAAATCCACGTTTGAATATATTGATCCAGTAAGTTTAAGTGATAGTAGAAATATTGTAAGTAGTGGAGATGGATTTACATTGTCAGAACAACCAGGAATTGGTCGTGACAGGAAAGATATTTTAGTTACTATTGGAGTTACTGAGGGAACAGGAACACTTCAATATTTTTCGATGTATCCATTGGGAGATTTCTTTGCTTCTTTACCAGAAACTGGAGTAAATGGAATACCATATTTTGCATATCCAATCGATGGTGTATCTGATATTAAATTTAGAGTTAAAACATACAACGTTGGATCTACAGAATATCTAGAAATTAGAGATGCAGAGGAAACACCAAATGATTTATTGGATGCAGGTACTACAGAGGTAACTCCAAAAACAGAATTTGTAATTGTTACATATCCAATTGAATATGTTGCAGAAGTTGTGCAGACAAACAATACAACTGAAATTGTAGTTGATAATCTTGAGTTGTTCACTGGAGAAGGATACCAGGAATCTAGAGGTTTTGTGAGAATTACAGATCCTGGTTCCACTTATTCTAATGGAACTACTGGAACATTTGCAGCAGACAATGTAACTACAACGGCAACAAGCGGAACTGGAACTGGTCTTAAATTGACGATTCAGTTTATTGCTGGATCTGTGGAAGATATTACAATTACAGATAGAGGAACTGGTTATGCTCCTGGAGATACTGGAGTAATTAATGCCCCAGTTGGAGGTAGTGTTAATAATCCGTTCAAGGCAACGTATGTTGTCAGATCAATTGATGATTCGGATTTTGCTGGTCAAGAATGGACATTAGAAATTTTTGATACTAATAGTCAGGGTCCACCAGTAGATTTCATTGGACAAGGAGATAACTGGGTTAACCCAGTTATCTTGTCATCAAAGACTCAAGTAGAAGTAGATAGTATTGTACGGAATGGCAGTCAATATACATTAACTTTAAGCAAACCAATTTTAAGTAGCATAAATGATACGTTAGTTGCATTCTGTTATCCAAAAGATAATAGAAGATTGAGCGTATATGTAAAAGCATCAAATAATTTCAAAGACATAAATGCTGAGGCAGCAATTAATGCCGGATTAGTTCCATCTACTTCGGATGCTTCAATCACATTTAGTGGATATGGTTATTCCAAGGGAGATATTTTAACTCCTTCTGATGTTGTATATCCACCAGCAAATGTTATTGCTGCTGTCTGGACTAGAGACACAGAAATCTCTCAAGATGGATTCTTGTGGAATGGAGAATCTGTTGGCACTGGAGGTCCATATCAAATCTTTAATGTTCCGGGAAACCTTGGGGGAACTGGTGCTGGATTTGAAGTTACTCCAACTGTTATTGGACTTTATAATGTAGAATTAATTGATCAGGGATCTAATTATCAGATATCTGAAATTTTAACAATCCCTGGATATGAATTAGGTGGTGCTACAATTCCAACATTTGCAAGATTAACTAGTAAAGTTACATCTGCTGATTTAACAAATTCTGGTTCTGGATATACACCAAGCACTACACTTACTAATGTCTCTACTACGCCAGATGTATTTAATAATAATGGGGATGGAACTTTAACATTTAATTTCACTACAAATTCTTCTGGACAAATTATTGGTCCTCTTGTTGTTAACAATGGCGGAAACAAATATAAAATTGGAGATACTGGAACTATTGGAACAGGAACTGCAACATATGAAATAACATCAGTGCAAGAATCTGGAAATAAAGGTTCTGGATACGGGGTATCAGTAACATATACAAATCAACCAACGACTGTAATTAGTGGAAGTGGTGACGGAAATTTAACATTCAATTTTAAATCTGCTGCTGATGGAACAATTGACGTTACTTCTTTAGATATTCAAACACCAGGAACAGGATATCAAATTGGTGACATTGGATTCATTACTGGAGGAACAACAAATGCTGTATATCAAATTGTCAATACTCTAAATGATGTAACTATTCAAGTTACAAATATTATCGATAATTCTAATGTTGTTGTTACTACGCAAGATCCTCATGGTTTTATTCCTCCTCTTGGAAGAACTTCTGTGGACATCTTAGTTCAAGATATTATTTCAACATCTGGAGAAGGAAATTTTAATGGAAGAAAAGTTGCTGACATTATTGACTCAGTAACATTAAGATATGATCAAAGTAATTTCCCAGGAATTTATACTTCGGGAGGAACTATTTTTAATGTCTCGCCAGACGTTGTAAACGATACATTTTCTTCTTTTAGAAATGAATTGTTCTTGAATGTTAATATAACTCCAAATGATCCTGCTTATCCAAAAATTGTTTTTATAGAATCAGTAACCTACGCATCTCCAATTGTTACGGTAACAACTTCAGTTCCTCATAAGTTCACTACTGGTGAGAGAGTACAAGTTTCTGGAATGAAATTTACTCGACTTGTTGGTGAAGAATTGAACGCTGGTAATGTTCCGATTACAGTCACAAGTCCAACTACTTTCACATATTCAAAAGCAGTATCTGGTAATTTAGGAACTCATATTCCTGGATCAGGGGAAGTTACAAACCCATATGTTAAAGTTCTTGGTGGAGTATTCACAAAGGATTTTTATAGAATTGTATTTGTGAATACTTCAAACACAACTATCAATTTAGTTGATGAAAATTTAGATCCAATTATTGGTGAAGTCATTGAACCAGATAAAACTAGAGATTTTCTTGTTAGAGATATTAATTTCAGACAGATCTCTAACGATGGGGATTTTGTTACCGATGGACCAAAGCACGATTTCTACATCACAGCAAATAATGAAATTACAATTGTTTCAAGAGGAATTGATAATGTAAACAAAGTAAACTTTTTGTTTATTGACTTTATTCAAGAATCTTTAGAATTTGAAGTTACTACATTTGAAGACCATGGGTTATGGGAAGGAAATTATTTTGAACTTGTTTTTGATAATAATAATATAGTTAGTGGAGCAGCAATGACTGCTGCCAGAATTGCTGAGTATGAACCAGGAACAAATCAATTTGATATTGTTTCAAAAAGAATTGACAATAAAACATTCAGGTACAAAGTGTATGAGGCAGGCAGAGATGATTCTACCTATCTTGCTGCTCCTGGAGGAAACCCAAGAAGCACATCAGATGTTACCAGTCTAGGAGCAGCAACTCCGGTTGGGAATACAGTGCCGAGTTTGGGAAGTTGTATTAAGACAGTTGGAGTTGGCACAGGAGACTTCGATACATTTTTAGGATTGAGTGGTGGTGTCTCGCAAGATTTAGTCAAATTTACTGGTTTGAAAGGATTCCCTGGGGTTCAACCAACAGAAGAATATTACATTGTAAATTTAAATGAAAACGCAGTTGGTGGAAATACAACTTTAGTTAGATTACAAATTTCAAAAACTAGGTCTGGAACTCCACAAACGTTCTCTCTACAAATAACTGGAGCAACATATAATAGAGAAACTGAAGAAGCAAGAGTTGATGTGAATGGTCTGACTCCTCATGGACTAGTTGCTGGCGATGTAGTTAATATCAATGGTGTTTCTTCTGCAGACTTCAACGGAACGAAGACAATATCATTTATTGTCTCCCCCACAAGTTTCACTTATCCAGCCCCAGCAGTAAGTGGAATTGCTGATATAACAAATCAATCATTTACTAAAAATATTATTAGTGGTACTACAGTATGGAACCAATTTACAAAGGCACTTAACTGGACATCAGGAAATAATTTTGTCACTATTAACACAGGAGGAAGTCCAAACAACAGAGCAAGATTTTCTGGAGATATTGCTGAGGGAATGGTTCTGAGTGGAAACGCAGGTATCCCTGCTGGCACCTATGTTACTGATGCTTCTCAATTACCAATTATATTTTTATCAAATAACGTAACTACTACAGCAAGTAATGCTACAGTAACTTTTACTGCAGGAGCAACAAATACAGGAAACTTTGGAGCAATTGCTTTAAATAGTACGGGAACATTCCCAGGAATTACTAACCTTGCAATTGGACAAAAAGTAAGTGGAACTGGAATTGGTGCTAATGCAAAAATTATTAAAATTTATTCTTATCCATTTCCCGCATCTGGTATAACGTATTTCTATTGTGTCGTAGATAAATCTCATACGGCAACCCTATCTTCAGCAAATACATTCACATTTAGCGATAACCAGAGTGGAGGAAAATCTGTTAGAGTAAGGAACATGGTTGGTATTCCACAAGTTGGCGCAGAAATTGAAAGTATTGGAGGATCTGGAAATATTTTTCTTAGTGGAACTTTGATTACAAATGTTTCTACCTATACTATTGGTGGTACTAGTGGTTATATTTTAAGTCTTGATACGGATTTAATAAACAATTTTATTGACCAAACAATTAAGATTTATCCAAGTTCTAGTCCATCAGTTACAAGTGCAACTATTAGTCCAATCACAAAATCATTTACTCCAGATGGAACTACTATTGCAACGACAGAGGCACAAAAAGATTATATCTATCTTCCAGAACAAAATATTGCTGGACAACTTCAACTTATTTCTGATACAACTGGATGGGATCATGTTAAATTAGCAAAGGAAACTGGTGGAGCATTATTCTTCCAGTTAGGATTTCCACTCCTGTGCAATGGAGTATTTGGTCAAAATACTATTACTATTGTCAGTGGAGATAGTGCAGCACTCTCTACATTAGTTGGCGATCTCGGAACAGATACAGTAGGTGTATATGGAGAAGGTATTTCTCCTGGTGCTACAATTGCTAGTATTGGTGGTAATACAATCACACTTTCTGCTGGATTTACAAATACAAAGACATTTACCAATCAATATGTAGGGTTTGCCAGACCTAATAGTGTTTCCATCTTCCCTAAATACACACAGGAGTTCGGAAGAATTCTTGGTAAAACATTTGCCGAATGGTTATTTAAAATCGCTTGATGGAGTTACAATGAATACTGAAACGTTACGCAAAAATTTTGAGGAGCAACTCAAAAAAATCAATGAACAAATTATTGGCATTGAATCTGATTTAAAAAGAGCACTAGAATACAGAGCAAAACTTGTCGGTGGTATGGAAACTTTAGACCTTCTAGAGAAGGGTGAAGTTCCTGAAGAAATGCCAGAAGTTACAGAGTGATCTAGATTCCCCCTTCCATAAATAGTTGAGAAGGGGGATTTTCTATGTCAGCAGTTCCGATTAATCTAACCATAGAGTCTGGTTCCGACTGGGCAGTTGAGTTCAATCTTCGTGACGAGAACGGAGATTATATTGACCTGACTGGATATACTTTAAGTTGTAAGATGGCAAGAAACTATACAACGACAACAAAGTATAGTTTAAATCCTCAGATCATAACTCCTGCCACTGGTCTTATAAAACTATCAATGCCTAATACTGGTGGAACTTTAGTCACCAAAACGCAAGATTTGAAACCAGGAAGATATCTTTGGAATCTATTAATTACCAATCAAGGTGGAGATACTGATAGAGTTATAGAAGGTGTAGTTGTAGTCAAACCAGGAGTTCTATGAAATACCAAGTTACATTGAGCGGCAACAATAATTACAATGTAACTCTACCAAGAGTAGATAGAAAAAAATTAGTTGATGTAGATACCACGCCACCAGGAGCAGATTTTGGTGATCTTTCTTTATCGGAACTTGGAGATGTTGATCCTTCAAATAGACAAAATGATTATGTTTTAATTTGGAATGCCACTACACAGAAGCATGAGTATGTTCCAACATCTGAGGTATTGGATCGTGCTGATGGAGTAGATGATGGCGCAACAAATTACGGAAGTTATTGATTAAATAAATACAAATAGTCAAAGTATAATTGGGAACGATAAATGGCGGCACCTAGACTTCAACTTAAAAGGGGAACTACTGCCCCAGGTTCAATCTTCTACGAAGCAGAACCAATTGTAAGATACAACAGCGGTATCACAGAACTTCATATTGGAGATGCTGGCGGTACTGGTACTGGTGCTGGAACGATTGTGGCATCGGAATCAGCTTATGCTGCTGTATCTCAGATGCTTGTTGCTGCCAGTTCTGCTGGTTCAGGTGAGGTAAGAATTTACGAAGATACTGACGAAGTTGGATCAAATTTTGTAACTCTTAAAGTTCCAGCTCTTGCTGCTAGTTATATTCTCACTCTTCCATCAAATGATGGAGATAATGGTCAGTTCTTAACCACAGATGGTAATGGTCTTCTATCATGGACAACTGCTTCCATTACAAGTTTCACAACATTTGCTGTTGGTGGAACAGCAGCAACTTCAGGAACTGATAATATTGTTGCCGATACTTCTGGTGATACTTTCACATTTGCCGAGGGAGAAGGCATTAATCTGTTTACTAATGCTACAACAGATACCCTAACAATTTCTGCTGAGTTAGCAAGCACAACCAATCCTGGTGTGGCATCTTTTGCTGCCGCTGACTTTGATGTAAGTGCTGGTGGTGAAGTTACTATCAATAGCATTAGTTTAACAACACAAACAGATGGCAACTATGTTGCTTCTATTACTAATGGATCTGGAATCACAGGTGGCAACGGAGGATCTGAAGGTGCTGCTCTAACATTAGCACTTGACATCAATGGTCTTACAGCAGAGTCTGCCATTGCTGATGCTGATACATTCCCATTCTATGATGCCACAGCATCAGCAAATCGTAAAGCAACTGCCGATAATCTAAGAGATTATGTTCTCGGTGGAGTATCTGGAGACATTACAATTAATGCTTCTGGTGTTGCTACTATTGCTGCCAACTCAGTTGCTCTTGGAACAGATACAGATGGTAACTATGTTGCTTCGGTTGCTACATCGGCAACTGGTGGTCTGACTGGTGGTGCCGCTGGTAGTGAAGGTGCTGCTCTTACTCTTGAACTCAAGAACAATGCTAACCTAACAAACAACTCAGTTCTGAAGTGGGATGCCACTAACGATCAACTGGTAAATTCAATCGTTACTGATGATGGTGCTACCGTAACTATTGGTGGTAACTTAACGGTTAATGGAACTACAACCACCGTTAATACAACCAACACAGTTATTTCTGATGCTCTGATTGAGTTAGCAAATGGATCAACTGGTGCTCAAGCAGCAACCAGAGATTCTGGTATCGTAATTGAGCGTGGAACCGATAGCAATATCTTCTTCGGTTATGACGAAGGTGTTGACGTATTCGTAGCAGGAACCACAACAGCAACTGGTGCTACAAATGGCGACGTTGCTCCAACTCCAATTGCTTTCCTCGCTGGCGCATTTAACGTAACTGATACTGCTGGAACTAACCAAGCAATCGTAAGTTACCTTGCTGCTGACGGACTCTTTACTGGTTCTGCTGCTGGTAGATATCTACAAAACGTAACAGTTGATTGTGGAACATATTGATAAATAATAGTACTTACTATTATTCGTTATGAATCAAGTTCAAGTAGATTACGCCCTTCTGGTTGAGGTGATGACAGAGAAACTCTCTGCTCAGCTCAACCAGATTGTTGCTTTAGAGGCGAGAATTAGAGCGTATGACAAGGCACTTACCGAGGCATTAAATAATGCCCCAGAAGCGAAAACCCCTTCCCGTAAAAAATCTGTAAATACAGAACAGGATGCTGGGACATATTGAATTCCTACATAGGCAAATTAAATGGCAACACCAAAAGTTCAGGTATTAAGATCAGCAGTTCCAAGTAAAATTCCAACTACATCACAACTAGACTCAGGAGTTGTGGCCATCAATACATATGATGGCAAGATGTATTTC